CTCGTTGAGTTTTGTCTCCATTTCATCAAGTTTTTCTACCATGCTCTCAAGCACATCATATTTATCTTCAGGGATTGATACATAATGTTCTTCAAAAAGTCCTTTCAGACCAGTCATGAAGGATTCGGTTAACTCCTCCTTCAGACCTTTTTCAATAGAAAGTGAGTTCTCAGTGAACCACTCATCTGCAACATACTCAAGGTAAGAATCTACACGCTCTGAAAGAGCTTCTGCGATTTCTTGTACTTCTTCCGCGAGTCTTTCTTCGTAGATAGATTCAATCTCTTCTTTTACTTGATTGACTCTAGAAACGATTGCAGCTTCAAAGATGGTCTTTGCCTTTTCTTTGAACTCTTCTGAAAGATCTTCTCCTTCAATAAGAGCATTAACATCTTCTTCGATGCTAAACTCTTCTTCTACAACCTCTTCTCCATCTCCTTCATCTTCTTCGGTAGCATCTTCTAGATCTTCACCTTCTTCTACTTCTTCTTCATCGATTTCTTCTTCGATGAGATCTTCATCATCGAGTTCTTCCTCTTCCTTCATGGATTCAGCTGGTTTAGCGTTTTTGGTTACAACGTCCTTAACCTGCTTAAGAGATGCGCCTGGAGTTTTTAACTTTGCTGAATCGTCATCAGCTTTATAATTTTCTGGAGTAGGACCACCCAGATCTTCCCAAGAACCTGTTTGACCAGGTGGAATATTGCCTGAAAGCGTTGGCATCGCATCTGCTGCTTTTGCGTTAGCATTAACAGCAGTCCTGGATTGCTTTGTGCCTACTTCCATTTCTTGTAATTGTTTACCACGAGACATTTGAACTCTCCGATTTTCCTGTATGAAATCTATATTTATTTATAAATTAATAAATTACAATGAATTTAAGAACTCATTGAATAAACTCAACTTATAGTCTTCCAAAAGTCTTTGGTCAACTAAAGAGTTGATTTTCTTTCTTGCGTTTTCTGCTGCTCTTTCTCTTAGAATGCCACCATCCCAAATCCATTCCTTACCTTCCATAATTCCTTGAACAAATGCATCAGGTGCAGAGGGGTCTGCGACAATATCAGCAGCAGTTGCCAGCATAAAGTCTTCGCCAACTTCTCTATAACCTTTGTTATTTTCTCTTAAAGAACCAACACCACGAGAAGAAACGCCGAGGGTTACGCCATCCTTTAAAAGTGATTCTGCAATTTTACCCATCGGAGTTGATAGAATCTGAGCTTTACCAATGAAATTATTTCCATTTTGGCAAAGTTCAGTAATCTTATGAGAAACTCTGTCTAGGTTAACGGTCGGACCATCTGGATGACCCAACTCTCCTAAAGCACGTCCTTTTTGAACGTAATTTTCATTATAACGATTTACTTCCCTTTCCATGATAGAAAAAGGATACATTCTACCATTTCTGTTTACGCATTCACTTTGAAGGAAAATTCCTTTAATGTAAAACTTTTGATCTTTTCCAGTTCCTTCTGTCAGAACTTCGACCTTTTCGATCTCTTCTCTGATTAGTTTCATTATGCTTGTCCCGTAATTTGAACTTGTTGATGGTAAATTGTTCCTGCTGTTACACCGAAAGCAGAAATTTTTTGTGATAATGTAAGAGAAGCATCTGGTGAAGAAAATGCTGTCACAATTCCAGAAGAATCATTTTCAACAGTAATGCGTTCTTGCTGATAACCATTTACTCCAGAAGAAGTATCAACTGCAGAGACCCTTTTGTGTATGAAATTATGATAAGTTGTTCCACTTAGTGTCACATAATCCCCAACACCAAATGGTGATTGTGTTCCCTCAGCAAAATCAATAATTGTAGTAGACCCAGTTGTTATACCAACGACTCTATTTGAAGCCTTTGTAAGTGCTAGTGTTACACTTTCTCCAGAAGGAACATAATAATCACTTCTAGTAGCAATTGGATCTCCATCAATTTTTACATGCGCTGCTCCACTAACGGCAACAATTCTCACAACATTAGATTGCACTGAAAATGCCGAAGAAGTGGACGCTGCTCCAGCTGAAAAATTAAAAGAGGCTCCAGCCCCAACTGGTCTATGAGACATTATTTTAGGAAATACACTTTTACTTATTTATCAAATTAATTACTCTTCGTCCTCGACTTCACTATCAGATAGTCCATTTCCAAATGTATTTGTAGATACGATTGGACGGAAAGCGTCTATTTTTTCTGCCGATTTTGAAAAAAGAATTTCTTTAATTTTATCACTGATTTGGGATGGTGATTCGTCAGCAATAATCATATCCAGAAGATCATCCATTGTAATACCTATAAGTAATCGTCTTTATTTATATTTCCCCACCCTTGGGCATCTTAGAAATGCCAGGAGCTTCAGTCGATTGCCCTTGTGGCTCTAGGTCTGGTTCCATAACAGGAGCACCTAGATCCATAGCAGACTGATCGCCTACTGCGGGTTCTTGTGGTTGTTCTGCTCCCATTTCAACTGGAGGAGCACTTGGGTCAGGAATTATGCCATCTGCAATTTCTTTTTCAATAAGAGCATCCTGTTCTAGGATTTCAGTATCAGTTTGACGCAAAACTTTTCTTCTAATGTAGTCTTGTGAGAAGTATTTTCCAACATATGGTTCTGCTGCAGCTACCATTCCGAGTCTTTCATTCAATAGTTCAACTTCTTTGAGTTCTGAGAAATGATTATCATATAAGAAATCATATTGAATGTGCTCGCTCATGATCTCCCAATCTTCGGGAGTAACAATATTTTTAAGAATAAGTTGAGTTCTTAGCATGTCATTAAACATGTTAGAGAATCTTTTTCTCAATCTTCCAACAAACTTACTAAACTTTAGTTCATCTCTTAGAATTTCAGAAGAACGACCTAAATTAAATCCACCTTCCCCATCCATTCTTGATGGTGGAACGTTGAGTGAGCGATATAATTTTTTCTTGAAGTACTCAATATCTGTTATTTCTCCAAGATTTTGACCACCAGGAAGAGTTGTAATTTCAGTTCCTCTACCACCTTCACGGCGAGGAAGCCAGAAATCTTCAAGCATTGCCATATATTTTTTATCATCGCGGATTTCTCCAGTTGATGCATCATAGACTAATTTGTTTCTATAACGCATCATAACATCACGAAGATATTGTTCTGCTTTTACTTTAGGTAGATTGCCTACATCAATGTAGAAAATTCTACGTTCTGGAGCACGAGACAATCTGTAAATAACAAGTGAGTCCTCAATCATTCTTAGTTGATTGAGAGACTTAATTGCTTTATGTAAATATGAAAGTGTATTTCCTTTATTTCTATCAACTAACCCGGAGGTGCAGTATGTAACAGAATCTTTTGACATTTTAATGCCATGACTTGCACCAGTTGCATTAAGATTTCCTGTTGGATATTGGGATTTGGGGTTATATATGAAATATTCTTCAATTTCTGGAAATTCGTAATCCATAGGGTTATCGCTTTGAATTACGTTTGCCCTATATTTGTCTTTATTTTTCTTCTTATCTTGCCTAACATAACGCATTTTCATAGCGTCAATATATCTTAATTCTTGAATTCCATCATGAGGATTTTTTAGGTCAATCATTTTATGATAAAAAATTCTGCCGTCAATATACCAATTTCTATAAATTTCGTGCGATTTCTTATCAAAATCCAACAAGTCTAAGATATATTTAAATTCTTGTCTAATTTTCTTTTTAATCCCATCACTAGCGTTTAAATTGTCTAAATCGATTTGAACGGGGGTATCATTTGTGTCAGATACTATTGCTTCGTTTACAATATCTTCAATAGCACTATCCACCTCGGGATGTAATGCCATCTCACGATATCGCTTAATTAATTCAAATTCTGTTCTATATACACCCTCTATATCCACATATGAACCAAAAAAACCACTACTCAAATAATGGTCAACCCCGTCCTCATTGTTAGGTGGGACGGGGGAAACCGCATTTGGTGATAGTGGTTCAGTATTCTCAATTGAGAATCCAAATAATTTTGCCATAATTTATTAGTTTGGGATTAATCTTTAGACTATTTATTAACCGTTAGAACCACCCGCTGCAACTATGTTAAATGACTGAACTTGGAATTCAACAGTAAACTCTTCAATTGTATCTGAAGAATCATAAGAAAGATCAATTGCAGAAACATTTGTTGGGAAAATATCAACAAATTCGTACTCAGCAAGAACAGAGTTAGCATTTCCGCCATTATCTTGGCTGCTTGCTGTTGAACCTCTTCCTAACTGGAATACTCTAGCAGTAGCCATGTATGCTGATGGGTCAGTTGCTCCAAGATTAAGATCGAGACTTGCGATTTGATTAGACCACTCTTCAAATGCTCTTCTCAATACGAAGTCTTCATCATTAATAACAGTTACTGTCCAGGCATCAATAATTCTATCACCAGCTACTTTAAATGTTCTTCCACGGAAAGGAACATCAATAGATCCAATATTTTGAGCTGGGAGCTGTGCTGCTTTACACATGAACTGAAATTTGTCAGCATCAAATGTTGGAAGGTCAAATCCAAGTTCACTTAGTGTCATCTCAACTACAAATAAATTGGGACGGGCACCGCCCCCAATAAGTGATGATTTGAACTGTGAAATAGTTTTGTTATCTTTTGTTGTTGCCATTGTTAAGTCCTCCTCTTGTTATTTAGATTATAAAGTTAAACTGTACCAGCTACTTCGTCAAAACTCACACCAGTTCTGGTAGCAACGAATGTTAGAGTTATGTAATTAATAGCCTTAGCTGGTTTCAGGAAGATATCAGCTCTAAATTCATTATTATCAATTACGTCAGGAGTGTTATTTGTGCTATCACAAACAACTAGGAATCCATAAAGACCTCTCTTAGCTTGAACATCACGTAGATAAGGTTCAACAATGTTTCTGAAGTTTGCTCTGGTCAATTCGTCATTCAACTCAAACAACTGTGCTTGTGCTGCTCTTTGGAGTGATTGCTCAATTGTAAGGAATAAACGACGAACATTAATTCTATCAAATGCAGATGCATATCCAAGAGCGGTTTTATCACCAAAAAGAAGAGTTCCGATACCAGGTTGAGTTACAATTGCGTTCACTCTTTGTGGATAAAGTTGATCTCTTTGTGCTTTATTGGGGTTGTATGCAAGTTTAATTGCATTATTGATAATTCCTCTCTGTTGACCAGCTGGTGAGAACCAAGGATATGCAACAATATTTGTGCGGCACATTAAACCAGCAACGTCAGCATTACAAGGAATATAAACAAACTTATTGTTAAATCTATCATAGGTATACTTATATCCACTATCAAATGTTGCATATGACGAAGAAGAAATTGAACTAAAGTACTTAATTAAGTTTGTTGTTTGAGTTGTTGTGTTGGTAATTCCAATTAGGTCTGCCCTATGAGGACCAACAGTAGCAATACAATCTTTTCTATCTTCTGCTATAGAAATCAGATATTGTGCTTTTGCTTGAGTATCTGATTGCGAATCAAATCCAGGTCCCATGATTAGATAATCAACTTGGATTTCATCTTTATTGGAAAATAATCCATAAGAAGTAATCAAGTTTCCTAAGGTAGGTTTCATCCCACCTGCTGCACTATAATTCACACCGCCACTAAGGATATATGTTTTATTTCCAATAGCGTTGAATGAAACGTTTTGGGCGTTCAATCCCCATAAACCGTCTGCTGTTGAAATTGGAGTGAATGATGCCGCTGCTACACCAGAATATGTGGTAAATCCAACAGATGTTGGTGCAGTGCCATGATAAGAATCTGCTGTTGAACCTGGATTTCCTCCAGCATAGATTTGCGTTGAGTAATCTGCAAGATATTGTTCGTACCAGATTTTTTGTGGAGAATTTACTGCAGAAATTGCATCAAGAGCCTTGGAAAGTCCGACATGCTTTTCAAGGATTGTTCCTTGATTGCCAGTAATTGTACCAAGATCATCAACAACTACAACGTGCAATTCATCATCGTAAGAATTTCTCTCAGACGCATATCTTGTTCTAGTTGGTTTGGGTGCAATAGACTTCCAATATACTGTGCTATTTGTCAGATTTAAAGTTTGACTATCATACCAGTCAGACACAGTTGCGACTGTTGCTGATCCGGCATTTGTTCCTCCACTCTTTGTAAATCTTAAAGTATCACCGGCAGTAAATGCAGCAAAGTTTGTTCCTTCTGCATACTCAACTCTAGATTCTGTTCCAGCTGAAGAAACTCTAGAAAGAATTTTTACATTAATTGTTGAATTTGCATTTGTGGTGTCGGTTGAAACACCAGTGATAATTCCTTTTAGATATCCGGTAAATGAAGAAGTTGATCCAGCTCCTGGTAAAGTTACTGCAGATAGGGCAACAGTTACCCCATAACCTACAGTAGCTCCTAATCCAGCCAGACTAGTTGTTGTGATGCCAATTGTTTGGTCGGCAAAATTATCAATAAAACATACTTTTAAGTTATTAGCCCAAGAACCTGGGTTCTTTGCAGCATAAGTGAAGTTGTTTCCTTCCGAATGATTATTGATATAATCGTCGTAGTTGTCAATGTCTAAAGATGTGGTTGATGCTGCACCAACACCTGCATTAGCATTGTTTAGTGTTGAACCACCAGTTCTTACAACTTTAAGAACTCCACCATATGAAAGATATGATGATGCACTCATCCAATATTCGTATTGGGAATCTGTTGAGAGTGGTTTACCAAATACGTTGATTAATTCTTGTTCCGTAGTGATGTCAATTGGGTAGTCAACTGGTCCAATTGGGAAGGGCCCCGCAATTGCGCCAATGTTATCTAAAACATTATCAGCTCTTCCTACAGTTAAGTCAACCTCTCTGACGAGTACGCCTGGAGATAATTGAGGAGTCGCCATGTTTTTCTCCGTAAAGTCTCAGTTTATCTGAAAATATTTATTAAAAAGTTACTTTTCGCGGGGGAAATGAGACGTGAACCATCTACCAGTCAGGATACTCCCATAAATTAATATTGTTTGAAATTGCTCTAGTTCCAACAACTCTTTTTACTGTACATTCTTTACATTCATATGAATATGATGACGCAACAGCTCCTCTATCTTTACGAGTTCTATAAAAACTGTCTATTAAGTTTTTAGTTTCTTTACATACCCTACACTTCCTATCAACAAGTAATAAGTGACCTAAATTTATTTGTTTATCTATTTCCATCATCTATATTCCCACATATAAGCCATATCTCCATATTCATCAGTAAACCATCTATCGCCACTATTATCTACGAAACTAGAATCATCTATACCATCAACAATAAATCCAAATGGTGCCATATCTTGTTCTATCTGATTTTTTTGCTCTTCATAGATTCTTTTCCGAACATCTTGGTCAGTCAATTCCTTAAAATAATCTTGGGCAACTAACCAAGCATATATTACCAAGCACATTGCCAAGTCATCGTTGCATCCCTCTTCTGCTTCAAATGAATTATGTTTTTGGACAAAAGTAGTTAACTCTGAGATTATTTCATAATCGTTGAATATTAGTTTATTTTCTTCTATAAGAGTTTTGAGATTTAGAGACCCTACTTTCTTAACTGTTTTAGACATCTTTACGCCCAACTGAGTTTTCTTTCCAGAAAATCCCTGCCCAACAATTTGTCCAGCTCTACCTCTCATAGAACACATTAAAACATTTTGATACTCTAAATCGTAATGGAGTAATGATGCAACCTGATCTCCAATATCGTTCACTTCACATAGTATATACGCGGAATTATAATTTTTTGCTACTTCAAAAATAATATTTGGGAACAACATTGGTTTTATCTCGTTGTTCCTATATTTGGCAACAATTTTATGTGGAAATTCTGTAATATCTACGACGACAAATGCTGAATAGTCTTCACTGACACCTCTTGCAACGTCAACCGTCATTACATAATCATGTTCATCTTGAACTTCTTCGTATACATCTAATCCAGCGTTCCTTTTAATTGGATGATCGTAAACTAAACTACGTAACTTGCTTGGTGCGATAAGAGTATCTACAGATCCTAAGAATTCGCATTCAAATTCAACTTTAAATTGTTGTTCTGAAGTGTTTGCAATTGTTTGTGCCTTCCATGCTTCATCTCTTCCCGGAACCTCACTCCAATGAACATCTGTGTAGATATATTCATTTTTTCCTTTCTCAGCATCGTGCCACATCCGATAAAAATGGTTCATACCCTTCGGGGTAGAAACAATAATTACCTTTGTTGATTTACCGGAAGAAATTGTCGGATATACGGAACTAAAGAAATCATCTGCAATATGATTTGGGACGAACGCAAATTCGTCCAGAAATATAATATTGAATGACATACCACGAACTGCAGAAGCAGAAGTAGAAGCAGCCAAGATTTTACTTCCGTTCTCAAGTTCAAGAGAACCTTTGTTCCAAGAGATAATTCCTTGTTGCATCCATTTTGGTAGGTTTTCATATGCCGTCTGTAACCTGTCTAGGAGCTCTCTAGCGGTCGCTGCTTTGTTTGCTAGGATACCTATATTAACGTTATCATTAAAGACCGCGTAGTGGAGCAGGAAAGATACTACAGTGGTTGATTTACCGGTCTGTCTTGGCATCTTACAGATATTAAATCTGTTTTGATGAAATCTATTAACAAGTTTTTCTTGAAATGGATACATCTGGAATGGTTGTAGTCCATAGTCAAGAGTAACAATCTTCACATAATTTTTAGCAAAATAAACAGGATCATCCTTACATTTGACAAACTCAAGAATTTGTTCTTGAGTAAATTCAATTGGGGTATTTGCTTTTTTTAGTAAAGGATTACCAAGATAAACATCATTATTATTAGACATAAATTACCTCTGTTCAATCCAGTTTAGAACCGCAAGTGCTGATTTGTTTGTGTTGGGACTTGCACAAGCAAGAGTATAAGTATCACTGATTGTTCCAATACCACTTCCATTTGTTTCAATTTCCATAATATTACCTACTCACTTCTTCCCAGTCCATAGAAGCAAAAATACTCTCATTACCAGTTGCAGCAGTAACAAGAAGTGTGAGTTCAAAAGGTGTAGAAGTCAAACTATTTCTTTCCAACTGAAACTTGAAGAGTGCCTCTTTTAGAATATCAATTGATGGAGAACCTTGATTTGATGAGTTCAAAAATCCACTTGCAAGTATTCTTCCATCAGCATAAGAAGTTCCAGTAAGATTATATTCAATAGCACTATTATCACCAGCACTTACCCAACTTCCACCTGATGTAATTCCAGATGCTCTTACCTGCCAATTATAATTAATTCCATTACCAATTCCCATAATAGAAAGTGCAGTCATAATGATAACTGCATCCAAAGCAGTAGTTTTCAATCTTAAACTAATTACAGGATAAAAAGTTCCAGCAGTTGTAAGAGTTCTTGGTGCTGTGATTGCTGTTCCTACTGCCTGTTGTAATCCACGAAGTTCATAACCACCTTCGGAAATGACTGTGGAACAAACTTGTTTGAGATTACTTACACTTGTAGTTATTCCAGTATTTGCAATCTCATATCTTACTGGAAGTGATGCTGTTGTAATATAAGTTGATGTGATTAAGTTTGCGTGATGGAATGAATGGCAGTGA